GATATAAGAGGAAAAAATATAGATAAGGTATCGGAATAGTAGGTTATAGTTAATTAATGACATTAAAAGTAGTGCCAATACAAAGCAAGATGACCAAGCCAACTCTATCAGAGGCGATAAAAAGGTTAGAAAACATGTTTAACAACTTTACATTTCGGGGAGAAGATAAGCTCAGTATTGTGCTTACTTCTTTAAGTTTTTGTATCTGGAGTCTTCAAAAGATTTTAGGTAACGATAAAGAGATGATGGTTATGCTTGATGAGGTTATAGATCAGTACGTAGATGTCCCGGAAGATGAGACTTATGTCGAATTATTTACTCCGGATAACGATTAACCTATTATTGTCATATTATTGTCATAAATGCATGACATTAAAAAGCCTGTAAGTATGCGGGTTTGAAGATTATTTTATTTTTTTCATTTTTGTCACAGGAAATAAGGAGATACAGATAATAATATAAGAATATCTTGACTACGTATTTCGTAGTAAGGTATCCTCTCCATACACTTTAGGGTAATGTGGGGGTATGTATTATATAAACACTCTGACTCTAAACTGCTAAATACTGTATGGGATATAGAAAAAACAAATTAGAATACGAACCCATCCTTGCTTCTGAAGAAGAAGCTCCCATTGAATTCGCTAACCTAGACAACTCCCTCAACAGAAGGCAAAGAAACTTCATCTGGCAAGCCGTAAACAATCCTCGGCTATCTCTTGTAGAGTGCGCTCATAAGGCTGGCTACAAAGACGCTAGGCAGTCTGCCAATAAACTCATGAACCATCCTACTATTCGTAAAGAGTATAACTATCTTATGAATGAGGCTAAGAAGAAGTATGAGTTGAATTATGATCGGGCTGTCCAGGATCTTTATGATATTCGGGACAAGGCTTTGGAGGCTGGATCTTTTAATGCTGCAATATCGGCTCAAAACAGTTTGCTTAAAGTCGGGGGCCTGGTTGTAGATAGGAAGGAAGTTATGTTCGGGAAAGTAGATCAAATGAGTCGGGAGGAGGTAGAGAAACGCCTGGAACAACTGATGGGGAGTATCGCGGTAGCTAATAAGACTGGGGATCTCCCAGATCTTACCAGGCAGGAAGACGAAGCTGATAGTTTGGAAGCGTTAGAAAAGGAAGATCTACTGACGGCAGATACAAAGGTAATGATTGAGGATGTTGAGATTAGTTCTGATTAGGTCTGTCTAGTATGTATATCAGGACATAAAGGAATATGGCCATACCTAGCAAGAAACTCATGAGGGTGTGGTACTCACTAGATACATACTTTTAGGAGAGTAGAGAAGATTATTCATTGAATCCACCAAGTACCACTCCTGCACTATATCGAGGTTGCTGTTATTTATCAACTAATCCTCTTGATCTTGGTTGGAAGCTATTAGCTTTCTTCTGTTGTGGTTGTCTAACATTATTTCCCAGCGTTCAGGTCTTTTGATCTTCCTTGCTACTCCATTAAATTCTTCGGGGCAGTTTTGTCGCCATACTTTGTCTAAGTTTTTTAAGTTCATTTGTTTATCTCCTATCTGTTCATTTGCCAAGATTCAAAACGTATCAGTAATGCTCTGCATAAATAATACGGCAAAAAGAATAAAATTATTAGTAAAAGTAATACAACAAAAGATAAGCCTACGGTTGCATAAAGTAATATGTCCTGGACGAATTTAAATCTATTCATTGTCCGACTCCTTGTTAGAGATTTCATTCCATTCATCATCATAATATTCTGTTACAACATCTTCTTCTTCACAGGGTTGTCTTGTTTCTATTCTTACAACATCATCATTCAAGGGTTCTAGTTCAGCATCAACTCCACTCATAAGAATATCTTTTGCTGTCTCTATATTTTCTGCTTCGACCTCAAATATTCCATAGTGTTTTTCTATCATATTAATTGTAAATTTTTTCATTAGTCTTGCTCCTTTAAGTTCTTTATTTCTGAAGAAATAAATGGGTATTGATTCTCCTCTCCACAAATTAAACTATCAGTCATTCTTACACCCTCTTCTTGAGCTTGTTTATATAACGTAGACCAACATAGATTATAAGTTTCCTCATCTACAAATCTTGCTACCTCATAAGCAGAAGAGCCATTGTGTTTTTCAAAATATACTATAATCATTAGTCTTGCTCCTCTGTTTTTAGATCTATTTCTAGATCGTTGTCATAATGCTTATTATGTATTCTTATGGCTTTTTTAATGTCTCCTAATAGCCAACTAATATTACCAGCAGACTTTGATCTTTTGCTTTCTTGATGTTCCATAAATGCCACACGATCTCTAGTCTCATGATAGAGAGCTATCTTTTCTGAATGCTCTATAGGTAGGTCGTAACTGTTGCCATACACCTTACGGCTTCCCCTCCCTCTGGCTTTGAACTGATAGCGTTCTTTATTGGCTACGGACATTAGATATTCTAATACTTCAATTCCGTTGGTAAGGGGAGTTTCTAGCTCCCCCGTTGGTATATCAAAAGTATTCTGTCTGATGTGTTTGAACTTGTTACGTTCTTTAAATTTTAACTTCATGATTGAACTCCTACGGCAATAAAGAAAGGCGAATCTGTAAGAGGCTTGAACTCGTCAACTTCAATATTGTATTTACCATTAGGCAATCCAATACAGGAAGTTTCAGCAACGTGCCAGCAATCATCTTTGAATAGATATACCCATTCAATATCAAAGTTAATGTCTATAATGAACGCATGAAATGAATGATATGTTGTGGGTGGTTCTTCATGCACTCTACCTTCATTAGATTTCTCTAAGGTTTCGTCAAGAGCGGATTGGTATCCGTTATCTACTAAAGCTCTTGCCTTAGATTTTGTGCTGTAGTGCTTGTTAAGTACTACTCCGTTATGCTGAGGGTAGCCGTCATAATGACAATACATGCTGACAATCTCCCCTGTTGCTTTTTTATACGCTATATTACTTCTTGTTCCCATTTTTTCTCTCCTATAAGTTTTGGGTTAATAAAGTGTTAGGCTTTGTTCATTTCTCCTTATGACCTTTTGCCGACTTGCCGAAGCGTTGGGGACTAAGGCGGAGTACTGGTATCAATTTAAATGCTTACCACTTTTATTGCATACCTAACTAAATAATACTACTAAATGTATCCAATATATGCAAGTGTTTTAGACTACAGATTGTAATTAGTTTTTATAGTTCTATTTACGCATATAGGGGAAATTAGAAAGTTAATAGCATACGGCCTCTCTCTTTGTCTCTCTCCCAAATAAAAGCACATAAAAAATCGGGTCGGGTTCGGGCTTAGATAAATTAACTTAGAGAGGGGGTCTGTCGTGGGTATATCACAACACATTTAGAGGCTTTAGATCTCCAGGCTGGGATCCCCAGGCTTAAAATGAGGGTGTTTAATAATCGGGTCGGGGTCGGGGTAAATTAATCGGGCTGGGGTCTTTGAAGTAGCGATATGCATAACACATAATAACACAATTAGGCTGGGGATCTCGCTCGCTGGCAGGGTTAATCAATCCTTAAATCAACTAAAATAAAGATTACACTTTGTAACCACATGTGATAAACTTATGTTTCATTTAACAACATACTTTTAGGAGGTATATAAGATGAAAACTAATAAACAAGAAAGAGAGGCAATCGCTTCCAAGTTTATAAAGAGAATGAAAGAGGATTTAATTTTAAAGAACGAAAAACTTAAAAAGAAAGCTATCTTTTCGACAATAACCAAACTTAAAAAGAAAGAGCAGACTCTTCGTGATGAGGCGGATGCTGTTAATAGTCAAATCAAAGTAGAAATGGCTTCTTATAATAAAGACTATTGCTCAAAGTATTGGAGTCTGTCTGATGAGTGGAGGTACGGAGACGAAAAAGAAACACGCCTTTGCTTAGAAAATGAGTACGCATTAAAGAATGATTTATGTAATGCCATTCTAATTGCTCAAATCGGATCAGATACTGTTTACGATTTAATGAAGTGTTTAGAAGAGGAGGTTAATTTATGATTGAATAACCTTTTATTAATTAAGCCCGAATCAATCGGGCTTTTTTATGTCGGGAAATCGGGATCGGGGAATGCAATTTCCATACAGGGTAAACAACACAAGGAGGAAACACAATTACACAACCAGGAGATTTAGATCCCTGGGTAAGCCAGCAGGGGGTAAATCAGGCAGGGTAAAAAGATTAAGAAAGTAGTTGACAAGG